TGAAAACTGTTTAGGAATTGGTGGATCAAGCACGCTTAATGGCTGGCGAGCTCGTGTAAACGGCGCACTTTATACAGATGCTGGAACTTACTCTTCTGCATTTTACGCAAGCAGTAATAGTACTTATTACTTAGATTTAGCAGGTGCAGTAAGCGGAAGAATCAACGGTAGAATCTACATTGGTACGACTACATCTTATACTGCTGGTGGATCTCCAAATCTGACAATCGTAAAAACAAGCGCTGGGGCTCGTGCAGATCATTTAGAATTAAGAAATGAATCGACTAATGCTAATACCGCTTGCTCTATAAACTTTATGATGACGGGTGGCGACTCGTCAAATCCAAATGCGCGAATCGTTTCAACGCGAAGCGCAAGTTTTGATGGCACGCTAGAATTTTATGTTGGCGGAAATCTTACGACTGGCATATTCATCAACAGCTCTGGCAATGTAGGTATTGGAAGAACTGATCCTGGATATAAACTGGATGTCAATGGTTCTACACGAATTGTTACTGCGCTCGGAGTTGGAACTGCTCCTTCCGGAACAACCGGCGAAATTCGTGCCACGGACAACATCACTGCGTATTACTCCGACGAACGCCTCAAGACCAAACTCGGTGCCATTGAGAATCCGATAGAGAAGGTCAAGTCACTCTCCGGATTCTACTTCGAGGCCAACGAGACCGCCGTCGCTCTCGGTTACCAAAAGAAGCGCGAGGTCGGTGTTTCTGCTCAAGAGGTTCAGGCAATTCTGCCAGAGATCATCGCTCCTGCGCCGATCGATGATAAGTATATGACAGTTCGTTATGAAAAGCTTATACCACTCCTAATTGAGGCTATCAAGGAGCAACAAAAACAGATCGAGGAACTTAAGTCTCTACTCTCGAACAATAAATAATCACTACTATGGCACTCACATATACCTGGAAAATCACTTCACTAAAGAAGAAAAACAGCGGATCGCTCAATGGAGTGGTCTTTCAAACATATTGGCAGAAGACCGGCACAGATGAAAACGGTCACACTGGCGTATTCTCCGGAGCGACTCCGTTTGATCCCGCTCAGGTCGATCCAAATAATTTCGTGGCATTCGAGCAGCTCACAGAGACTACCGTTCTTGGGTGGATTCAGTCTGTTGTGACTGGCCCATACGAGGAGCACGTGAACGAGCAGATTCAGCGTCAGATCGACGAGAAGGTCAATGCCTCATCTGAAGTCGCAGAGGGTGCATTCCCATGGTCACCAGCGGCCCCTGCCACACCAGATCCTGTAGCACCTGCACCGACAACTCCGCCACCAGCTGGATAAGTTTAGGCATTTGATAATACCAAGCTCGGATTTTCGTCCGAGCTTGTTTTCTTTGGTATATAAATAGATCATCTAATTTACCATGGCACTACCATCATCAGGCGCGATTTCACTCAATGCAGTCAACGTAGAACTTGCTCTTTCTGGTACCACGACGATTTCAATGAACCAGGCAAGCGTGCGTACACTATTTGGTGTAGCAAGTGGTGCAATCAGAATGTCTGACGGTTATGGTAAAAGTAACGCAACCGGAGTTTCTTTCAATGCCAGTTATAATGGTGGCGATGAATATATCTGCGAATGGGATGCCTGGGAACCTACAATTTCTGTTTCTGGAACAAGGCCAATTTACTGGGAACTCGTAATGTATTCGAATAATTGCGGAAACGCATACGCCATTAGTTCTGGAAACAGTGGAGGCACTGGATATACGAATTCATACATATTTACTATGTCTAACGCTGCCGCATCAAATGATGGAAGTTATACTGGTGGCGCAACAAAGTATAAAGCTGCTCATTATAAATTTAAAGTGTGGAATTCAGTGAATACAATTTACAGCGGGGCATATCATGTAAATTACGGAACATGTTCGCAGGTTTGTAACGGAACAGAAACCTGTACCGATAATTGCTGCCAAGTGGATTGTTCCGGAGATTGCAATTCTGAATATCAATGCCGTGCAGAATGCGATCAGAGCGATATTGATAACTGTATTCAAAATGGTTGTCCGTGCTGGCCGACGGCGTGTGGCCAGACGTGTACTTGCAATATTGGATATGATACCGTATACGATCAGACAAATTATGCCCCGAACGGCACCTGCACATAAAATTTTATCATGAACACTGAAGAACAAATCGAACAGGCTCGTCAGCAACTTATTTCAGAAGACATTTCTTCTTTTCCATCCTTATTTCAGCAGGCTCGTAATCTTGCTAAACAGGTCTGGGTAAGCGGTACCGCATCCGTTTTACAGGGTAAACCGCTACTTGCAAGTGCAGATAAGGCATATGCGAGATTACAAATTTGTCAGGGTTGTGAATTTTTCCGAGATAATCGCTGTCTAAAGTGCGGATGCTTCATGGAAAAGAAAACACACGTTGATGCCGCAGCGTGCCCTGTAAATAAATGGGGTCCTGAACTTCAGGTAATGTTAACAGAGGAGCAAATGAAAACTCCGCCACCGCAGCCAAAAATTGAATCAATTCCTCCGATGAAAGCAATAGACTTATCCACATATCCAGAAAATGAGCAGGTTGAACTCAGAAAACTTGCGGAGGAAAGCGTTACCCATTATGACGGCAGATTTGCGTATAGTGGAGCCCAATATTATGCGCGATTGGCCCCACCAGATGGAAATTTAGTAATTTATTTTATTACTCCAAAGGCAAAAAGAACAACGATTGTAGATCATCTGACACCTGCGGAAAGGGATGAATTAAATAGTTTGGCAAAGCAAAAATTGCAGCAGGCGAATAATGAGCCAACTATTTTTTCCTTTAAAGACGTAGAATTCCAAGTATTACCTCTATCAAATAACAGAGGCATTCGAATTGCATTGGCCCCAGGATCTCCAGGAATTCCAGTACAGCCTTCCACATAAGGAATACTAAATGGCCTCACCTAATTCCAGACAAACTCTTATCGATTACTGCCTGCGTTCGCTCGGTCAGCCAGTAATCGAGATCAACATCGATGACGATCAAGTGTCTGATCGCGTGGATGAGGCCATTCAATTTTACCGCGAGTATCATTCGGATGCGATCATTCGCCATTACCGTAAGCATCAGTTGACTCAGCAGAACATCACTGACGGATACATCGATATTCCTGATCAGTTGTTGTTCGTGTCTCGTATCTTTCCTCTGGCTAACAATACCGTATCCTCCTCAGGTATGTGGTCTGCTCGCTATCAGATGCACCTGAATGACGTTTACGATCTTCAGTATGCCGGCGCTCTGGTCAATTATGAGATGACTCGCCAGTTCCTGGAGATGTTGGATATGCAGCTGAACGGTGTTCCGCCAGTACGATTCAACCGTCACATGAATCGCCTGTACATTGATCTTGACTGGGGATATCGTGCCGCGGCAGGTGAATACGTTTTAGTCGATGCGTACTCTGCGATCGATCCTGAGACCTACACCGACATCTACAACGATATGTTTCTGAAGAAGTACACCACAGCTCTCATCAAGCGCCAGTGGGGTATTAACCTAAAGAAGTTCGAAGGAATCCAACTTCCAGGTGGAGTCACGATGAATGGCCAACAAATTTACCAGGAAGCAATCGAAGAAATCAAACAGCTCGAGGACGAGATGGAGTTGAAGTACGAGAAGCCAGTGGACTTCTTCGTGGGATAATCCATGGCTCGCAACGTATACTTTTCTCAGAACGTCAAGTCCGAGCAGAACCTTTACGAGGATCTGATCGTAGAGTCGTTGAAGATTTACGGGCAGGACTGCTACTACCTGCCGCGTAACATGGTCTCTCGTGATATGATTCTGAACGAGGCCATCGAATCAAAGTTTGACGACGCCTATATGGTCGAGATGTACCTGGAGAACGTCGACGGATTCGAGGGTGATGGCGCTCTCATGACGAAGTTTGGTTTAGAGATTCGTGACCAGGCCACATTCGTGGTCGCGAAGCGTACCTGGGACAAGCTCGTCGGAGTCTGGAACAACGGTATCATCTCGAGCCGCCCGGCTGAAGGGGATCTGATCTATCTGCCTCTCTCAAAGAGCTTCATGGAGATCAAGTTCGTGGATCACCAATCTCCGTTCTACCAGCTCTCAAAGTTTCCGGTCTACAAACTCCGTTGCGAACTGTTCGAATACTCTAATGAGGAAGTCAAGACTGGTATCGATGAACTCGATAAGCTAGAGCGCCAGTTCAGCACAGAATACTTCTTTGAGATCAACGGTACCGGACCTCTCTTCACCGTTGGAGAGGATGTCAAACAGGTTCTGGTACCGGCATCCGGAGGAAATCCGGCGCAGGAAATTTACGGAAAGATTCTGAAGATCGACAAGGAGTCACCGACTGCTGCATACAAGATTGCAATCGGCGGAATCTCTACTAATGCTGGAGAGTTTGCCAAATTTCGAGTCACGACTGGCGCCACTGATAAGTTGGTCGGTCTCGCATCTGGCGCACAATGGAACATCACAGTGGCATACGAGATTGACAACACTCAGACAAATCTGACATTTGTCAACAATGCTCAGGGTGCACAGAACCGTGCGATGGAGGTGACCGCGGATACCATCATCGACTTTACGGAGAGCAATCCATTCGGAGACCCATCAAATGTTTAGTGGACACTACTATCACGCCACAATTCGCAAGATGGTGTCCGTCTTCGGAACGCTATTCAACAACATTTCTGTGGTACGGAAAGACGGAAATGGTTCTGTCGTAAACATTACGCGCGTTCCTCTGGCGTATGGACCTAAACAGAAGTTCCTGGCTCGTCTAGATGAACAACCAAATCTGGACAATACGAAGGTTGCGATGAAGCTTCCTCGCATGTCATTCGAGATCACCACTCTGACGTACGATGCGACCACAAAGATCAATCGTAACAATACGCTGACCTTTGCCGCAACGGATCCGGCTAGTCGAAAGGTTATTCGTACCTATGCCCCGTACCGCATGGGACTTCAGCTTTCCATCATGGCGAAGAATCAGGATGATGCTCTGCAGGTTCTAGAGCAGATCCTTCCTCATTTTCAACCGGAGTATACGGTTACCATTAAAGACCTGGACGAACTGAACCTCAAGACCGATGTGCCATTCGTTCTGACTGGAGTTCAGATGAATGAGGACTATGAGGGCGACTTCATTCAGCGTCGTGCCATCATCTACACTCTGGACTTTGAGACTCGTCTGAGATTCTACGGTCAGGTCAACAACAAGGAAGTGATTCAGAACGTTCTGGTGGATTTCCGTAATCCTACGACCCTCGATGGGATGGAACGCCTGGACATAGAACAGTTGACGCCGACTGGTACGATCACGACTCAGATTATTCCGTTCACGGACTTCAATTAACGCCTCCTCTTCTATATCATGGACAAATCAAAAGAGATGATAAAGAGATTAGAGGAGAACCTGCCAGAACCTTTGCCAGAGAAGCCGGCAGATCATATCCAGGATGACTACGAGTTCTCTCGTGAGACGTATCGTAATCTGGTCAGCAAGTCTAACGAAGCTATCGAACAGATGCTGAGTCTGGCGATGCAATCAGAACATCCACGGGCGTTTGAGGTTCTCAGTAATATGCTGAAGAACACGTCTGATATGACCGACAAACTGATGGCGTTGCAGAAGGCCAAGAAAGATATACAGAAGAAAGAAGAAAAAGTACAATCAGAAAAACCGTCTCTGACACAGAATAACCTGTTTCTGGGATCGACCACGGATCTTCAGAAGCATCTGATTTCTCAATTAAAGGAACAAAATGTCGCAGCCGCAGAACAACCAGGGGATGTTCGTCAAGAACGCTGAACTTGGGTATCTAGGCAACCCGAGCGTCAAGCGAGACGGAGTCCAGCAGAAATTTACCGAGATCGAGGTCTCGGAGTACCTGAAGTGTATGAAAGATCCGGAGTATTTTGCCCGGACCTACGTGAAGGTGATTTCTCTGGACCGAGGCCTGGTGGCGTTTGAACC